GTCAAGGCGGTCCTGTAAACGTTGGAGTTAGAGAAGTTAAGGCTATTCTAACAAAAACTAAAGGTACAGGCAAAGCTACGCAAGGTTTAATGTTCCACAAACAACCAGATTAGTGGAATATATTGATATTGTTCGTAAATTTTTAAAATTAATTAGAGAAAGGGACGAACAGTTGACTGAAACGCTCAAATCGGGGTCAATACAGGATCATGAGCAGTATCAAAGGATTGTAGGCGAACTTTCAGGTCTAAGTTTCGCTGAATTTACTATTAAAGACCTGCTAGAAAATAAGGACGATATAGATGACTAATAAAATACCGGATCAAGTATTAAATTTCAAAAACAGAACTAATAAAACCGTCGAAGAAGACGATAAAAAAGGTATTACTACTCCAGAGGATTGCGAAAGAGAAGTAGAAAAACTTCCTAAGCCTACAGGCTATAGATTACTAATTTTGCCCTACACCATTGCTAAAAAGACAAAAGGTGGTATAGTATTAGCAAAAGAAACGGTTGAAAGAGAAAGACTGTCTACTAACGTGGGGTATGTAGTTGATCTCGGACCTGACGCTTACACCGATCCTGATAAGTATCCTTGTGGGGCTTGGTGCAAAAAAGGCGACTGGATTATCTTTGGTAGATATGCCGGAGCTAGAATCAAAATTGACGGTGGCGAAATGCGATTGTTAAATGATGATGAAGTTTTAGCTGTTATTAAAGATCCTGAAAACGTTGTCCACCACGCATAGGAAAAAACATGGCAGAACCAAAATTAACTGTCGAAGTCGAAGATAAAGATGTAGACATCCGTGAAGCAGATGTTATTAACGAAGAACAACAACATAATTCTGTTGAGTTTGAAGTTGGTAAAGACTCTGTAAAAGAAGTAGAACCTCAAGAAGAACAAGTAGCAGAAGCAAAGTCTGAAGACGAGCTTGAGGATTATAGTGAAGGTGTTAAAAAACGTATAAGTCAACTGACTTATAAAATGAGAGAGGCAGAAAGACAGAAAGAAGAGGCTGTTAAGTATGCAGAAAACATTTTAAAAGAAAATAACACTTTAAAAAGTAATTTAAAAAATTCTGACGCAACACTAGTCAATGAAGCAGAAAGTCGTGTACAATCACAATTAGAACAAGCTAAAAAGCAATATAAGTTAGCTTATGAAAATGGTGATGCAGATGCAATGGCTACTGCAAACGCTGATATAGGTAAACTTAGTGCTGAGGCACAAAGCCTATCGCAGGTTAAAAAACGATTGGACTCTGAGCCAGAAGCTGAAGAAATTACAGAGATACCAAATTTAAATGCTGAAACAGAACAAGCACAACAACCACCACCAGACCCACGGGCTCAAGAATGGGCTGCAAAACATGAATGGTTTGGTAGGGACAGTGTTATGACTTACGCTGTATTTGGTATTCATAAAGATTTATATGATTTAGGTTATGACCTACAATCAGATCAGTATTACGAGGAAATAGATAAAAGAATGAAAGAATCTTTTCCTCACAAGTTTTCGTCAGACAGCTCTGATGCAAATGTAAACGTAAAGCCCACAGTAGCTGCTCCTACAAGATCAGCTAATAAGGCTTCACGCAAGGTTAGGTTGACTCCTTCTCAAGTAGCTATTGCTAAAAGATTAGGTGTTCCCCTAGAAGAATATGCAAAACACGTTAAAGAAGGAGTATAATTATGTCAGATCGCACTCCACGAACTGCTGAAACTCGAGAAAAAACTTCTCGCAGAAAACCATGGACACCCCCATCTACTTTGGAGGCACCTCCCGCACCTGAAGGTTATAAACATCGTTGGCTTAGAGAGTCTTTACTCGGACAAGAGGATAAGACTAATATGAGTAAACGTATACGTGAAGGTTGGGAACCAGTGAGATCCGAAGATCATCCTGATTTTGTTGCACCTACTATTGAAGGTGGAAGGAATGATGGAGTTATTGGTGTAGGTGGATTGGTTTTAGCAAAAATACCAGAAGAAACTGCTGATGAACGTAATGCTTATTATAGAGGTGTTGCGGAAAATCAAATGGAAGCTCTTGAAACAAACTTGATGAGAGAAAGTAATGATCTTATGCCTATCGAAAAACCGAAGGTATCAAGTAAAGTTACTTTTGGATCTGGTGGTTTAAAGAAAGGGTAAAATTAATTAATAAAAATATGGTGATATATTATGGCAAACGTAAATGATCCTGATGGATTCACTCCTGCCTTTCATCTAAGCGGTGGCACTATTAGACCTTCTGAATTTAAAATTGAAAGTGGAGCTTCAGGAGATATTTTCTCCGGTGATGTAGTTAAACTTACAAGTGGTTATGTTCTTCAGGGTGGTGCAACAGATGCCCCTTTAGGTGTATTTTATGGAGCTGAATACCAAGATACAAGTGGTGAAGTACAATTCGTAAAAAGATTTGTATCAGGTACTACTACACTAGGTTCTGCGGATATTAAAGCATATGTATATACTGATCCAGATATTGTGTATGAAGCACAATACACTGGAACACCAACTCAAGCTGATGTTGGTAAAGTACATACTATCTCTACTACTGCAGGTGATTCTAACAACGGACGTTCGAAGGAAGGAGTAACGACTACCACAAATAGTGGAATTGCTAAGCAAGTAGGGTTTGTAGAAAAGCCCGGAAATAGCATAGGGCAATACGCTAGAGGGTATTTTGTATTCCCAGCTTCAACGTTTGGTAACGACTAAAAGGTGAATAACAATGGCAATTAACAGAGCACAATTAGTAAAAGAACTCGAGCCGGGATTGAATGCACTTTTTGGTTTAGAGTACAATCGTTATGAAAACGAGCACGAAGAAATCTTTGATACAGAAACTTCTGAAAGAGCTTTTGAAGAAGAAGTGATGTTATCAGGATTTGGTGAAGCACCGGTGAAAGGTGAAGGTGCATCAGTCAGTTATGACTACGCACAAGAAACTTTCACTGCTAGGTATTCACACGAAACCGTAGCTTTAGCTTTTTCACTTACTGAAGAAGCTATAGAGGATAACCTCTATGATACTTTGTCTTCAAGATATACTCGAGCATTAGCCCGATCAATGTCTCAGACAAAACAAATCAAAGCTGCTAACGTGTTAAATAATGCTTTCTCAACTTCCTTCCCCGGAGGAGACGGAAAGCCTCTTTTGACTACTGACCATCCTACTTTAACAGCAGGTGATCAATCAAATGAGCCTAGCACTGCTGCTGATCTAAATGAAACTTCTCTTGAAAATGCAATGATAGACATTTCTGCATTTAAGGATGAAAGAGGTTTAAAAGTGAACGTTCAAGCTAGAAAGCTTATCGTTCCACCACAATTACAATTTGTGGCTGATAGACTTCTTAATACTCCTAATAGAGTAGCAACATCTGATAACGATATCAATGCTTTAAGAAATATGGGTATGCTTCCAGAAGGATACACAGTAAATCATTTCTTAACAGACACTGATGCATTCTTTATCAAAACTGACTCTCCAAACGGAATGAAACACTTTGTAAGAAGTGGAATCAAAACCGGTATGGAAGGTGACTTCGAAACAGGAAACGTAAGATACAAAGCAAGAGAAAGATATTCTTTCGGCTTTAGTGACTGGCGTGGAATGTACGGTTCACCCGGAGCTTAAGTTTCATAAGTCTAATTAAGGGAGCTTCGGCTCCCTTTCTTTTTTGAAATATATCACATACAATTAATCAAACCGAGATTAATTGTTGTTTCAACTGGCTCGGCAGACTATCTCCATAGATGAAACAACGTATTTAGTTAAAGGAGTTAAAATGGCTAAATCAACATTCTCAGGTCCTGTTAGATCTATCTCTGGATTTATTACCGCAGGTAATACTTCTGTAGTAAGTTTAACAGCAGACACAACATTAACCGTAGACAGTCATGCAGGACGCATACTTACTTGTAATGATGCTGATGGTAAATTTACTTTACCTTCAATCGTTACTACTGCACCTAGTGACCCTACAGACCCTAATTCATTAAATAATTTAGGTGCTACATACACTTTTATTATTGAGACAGCAGCAACTGATCTTGATATTAAGACTGATGGTACTGATAAATTCGTTGGTGCAGTATATATTGGTAAATCTGATGCAACAGGTAAAACTTTTATTTCAGGTGCCACTAATGATGTCATTACTTTAAACGGTTCTACAAAAGGTGGAGTGGCAGGTACTATTATTAGATGCACTGCTATTGCTTCTGCAAAATATGCTGTAGAGGGAATAGTTATAGGCTCTGGTACTATAGTAACACCATTTGCTGACGCTTAATTATAGGAGCTTAATATGGCAGACGCAGTAACATCGACTACATTAACAGATAACGATAGATTATTTGTGGTTCAACTTACTAACACCTCTGATGGATCAGGGGAGTCTGCTGTAACTAAAGTAGATGTAAGTGGTTTAGCAACTAGAAGTTCAGACGGGGCAACTTGTACTGGGGTTAGGCTTGGTAAAATCGTTTACTCTACTTTTGGCATGAGTGTAAAATTATTGTGGCATGCAACAACTAATACAATATGTTGGGATTTAAATTCTGACTATACAACAGACGAAGACTTTACTGAGTTTGGTGGTATTAGAAACACTGCTGCAGCCTCTGGAAAAACAGGAGATATTAAATTAACAACCACTGGTCATGCTAGTGGCGACTCCTATGTTATTGTCTTAACTTGTTATAAAGATTTTGATTAATGGCAACTTCTGGAACAAGAGTATTTGCACTTAATACAGCAGATGTAATTGAAGAAGCATACGAACTAGCAGGGTTAGAACTACGTACAGGTTACGACGCTAACGCTGCTAGACGTTGTTTAAATATAATGTTTGCTGATTGGTCTAACCGTGGGGTACAACTTTGGGAGGTTGAACAAGTAACAACTAACCTTGTTAAAGACACTTCTTCTTATTCCTTAAATACATACGATATAGACGTTTTAGATGCAGTTATAAGAAGAACTTCTGGAGGAACAGTTAATGATTTACAGATGGAAAGAATAGATAGATCAGAATATTTTAATATTCCAGTAAAATCATCAACCGGTAGACCTTCTCAATTTTATTTAGAAAGAACTAAAACACCTACTATTTATCTTTACCCTACACCAGAAAATTCTACTGATCAATTAATTACCTATAGGTGGAAAAGAATGGAGGATATTAGTGGTTCACAAGATGATCAAGATTTACCCTCTAGGTTTATTCCCTGTATGGTAAGCGGATTAGCATATTATATTTCTGTAAAAAAGAATCCACAAAAAGCTATGATGCTTAAGCAAATGTATGAGGAGGATTTTAATAGGGCATATGAATCAGATAGAGATAGATCTAGTCTGAGATTAGTTCCTTTTAGGCAATCAATATGAGTTACGCTAAAGGTAAGTACGCTTACGGAATATGCGATAGGTCAGGACTTAGATATAAATACAATGATCTAAAAAAGACTTGGGACGGATTAAAAGTAGGACCTGATCAATATGAACCTAAACATCCACAACTACAACCTAACAGAGTATTTGTAGACCCAGAGGCTTTGTATGAGTCTAGACCGGATATAGATAAAGAAGTTAATATTGGTATTGTTAGAACAACAAGTAGCAATCCACAATACAACACTACTGATGATTTTATAGGTGGCAGTTTTAATTTACTGTCAGCTTTAGGCGGTGTTGGAGAAATTACTGTATCTGGTGTTTCATCGTCAACGCCATCTCCTTCTCCAACACCATCGCCTACACCATCGCCTACACCATCACCTTCTTATACTACTTATACAGTTACAGTAGCAAGTTATTATGGTGCTAATTATTTTTATATTGATGGTAGTAGAGCTGCAACATTAAATTTAACTGAGGGGCAAACTTACAGGTTTGATCAATCCGATAGCACTAATAGTGGGCATCCTTTAAGATTTTCAACTACCTCAAATGGAACACATGGAGGAGGTAGTGAATATACAACTGGTGTTACAACTAATGGCACACCGGGATCTTCAGGAGCTTATACACAAATAGAGGTTGCTTCTGGTGCTCCTACATTGTATTATTATTGTACTAACCATTCAGGAATGGGGGGTCAGATTAACACATGAGTTACACATATTCAGAACTTAAAACTGCTGTGCAAGATTAT